CCCGCCGACATTTGTAAATTGATGGCCTATACTGTCCTGAAATCTGAAATTATCAAATATTTCATCATCAGCTTTACCACACAATCCGATAAAAGCATGCATTTTGGCTGGATCGTAGTGATCTAGTGCTATTCTAGCTTCGTAAAAGAAATCGTGATCTAAATCAAACTCAAAAGCACTATTAATAGCAGAGTTTGTACCTAGCTGTATTAAAATACCGTCATCTGCAGCATTGTCCGTAGTCATTTGTATGATACCGCCATTACCATCTACGTTCGTTACGCTATTTGCTCCTGAACCTGCAGCGGTTTCTGTTACTTTCCACTCACCTGCATTATAGGTAAAAAAATCGTCGAAGTATTCTGTAGTAGGACCAGGGTGTATTAAACCCATAAGATTTGACCCTTTGCTTTTATCTACGTTAGAAACGTTGTTTTTAAAATTAACACTCATAAATTACAGTCCTCCTTGGACCAGCATTTATTTGCTAAATGCCATAATTTATTTGAGTGTAACTCTGTTTAGATAATTAAGCAATAAAAAAGGGAGCTCGGAAGCTCCCTTGAGGGGTACAAGGTTTAATTATGCACCTTGTGAAGCATCGACACATCTCCAGTTTGAGAATCCAAATGAATATCTCTCTCTAGCTTTGTATCTTAGATTTCCTGTATCAAAATCACCTTCAAGTGATGTTGCCATAGGTGATCTAACAAAATGCTTAAAGCCGTCTGGACAGTCTGACTTAACGAAGAAAGCATCTGGGTCTGTCAGATAGTGGTTTACCACATACCCTTCAGGTATCATGCCCATATTTCTCATAGCGTTAATGTCATTATTTGCTGTTCCAGGTTGACCTGGGGTGTTAAGCAGTCTATCTGCCACAAATTGTAATTGTGGTGGAATGATAAGCTTAGTTCCTTGTAAAGCAATTGCTAATCCTCTATCGTCAACTTGAGTTGAGATTCTGATAAGCGTATCTTCAAGTGAAGTTTCATTCAAGTCAGCAAAAACTGCTGCTCTGTTAGCTCCAACACCACCACCAACTAATGGGTGGTCAGTTGCGACTAAAGGTTTTCCGTCACCTCCAGGTGCAGCTGCTGAGAAAGCGTTATTAAGAATATTTGCAGCTTTGATCTGCTTAGTGTTAGCCATACTTCTAGCTAATGCTTTAGTATATCTAGAACCAAGTCTGTCATACAAATTATCCTCTACTGCTTCTTCAGTAAGTGCGAATGCTAACGCAACTGTTTCATGCTCGTACCTTGCGGTAAAGCCTTCACTTGCGTTGTCATAAGATATGCCAGCACCTTCTGCTTTATCAGGAGCATTACCAAATCCAACAATTTGTACTTCTTCTTCGAAAGCTCGGTCAGATGACTCTTGCTCGAAGATTTCAGCGTGCTCATTGTCGTATCTAGCATACTCCATACCGAATAAAGCGTTTAAGCCTGGCTCTAATTCTTTTGCTAATTGCGATCTATTAATTGCCATTATTTACTCCTATTATTAGACACCAGCTGTTGTGCTGTATGCATGCTCATTGATTTTGACTAACAGTTTGACGTTTGTGCCAAAAGCATTGTCAGGTTCATCAACCTTACCAATGATTCTGAATTGTGCAGTACCAGCTCCTGATGAACCAGCTACCTCAGCCTTAGATTGGCCAGATACTGTATCACCAGCTGTATAAGCTAAATCAACATTTGCGCCCACATCGGTTAAAGCGAGTGAGCCTGAACTTTGTACTTTATAGAGGTTATCTGGATTGTCCTCTACTAAAGCGATAATTTCGGATGTAGATGTTTGACCGTTTGGAAAGTGTGCTTTGTAAGTAATACTTCCATCTGTGTCAACGAATTTACACCCACGGAAGATCCCTAATATCTTGACGGTAGTAGCTGAATTAACGACGCTAATGGTACCGCCTGTCAACATCTGAACAGGATCTCCAGAGAAAATTGCCCCTGACTGTCCGCTTGCAATAAGATATTCAGTAGTACCGTTATTTTGTGGTGCACTTCCTAACTTACCAACAAGCTTAAAGCCATTAGGTTTATCTGGGTTTGCCATAATATTTTTTCCTTATATATTATTTTCGTTTACCGCCCCCGAATGTTACTGAAGAAGTTCTCCTCGGAGACATAATTGGAGAACGAGCATCAGATTCCTTCAATAGATCATTATCAATAGCTTCCTGCATAGTTCTGCTTCTGCCTTGATAATAAGAGTTACGTTCTTCTCTTGTCTCTAGTGGAATCTTAGCTAATAATAAGCCCCCAACACCAATTACTCCTGCATGCTTTCCATCATTTATGCTAGGAAGCTCAAAATCCGTTACTTCTTCAGCTCGAACAAGTTCGAAACCTTCACGAAGTCTAGACATTACATTCTTCCTATCTTCTTGGTTTAAAGTCTCTGCCCTTATCCACCTGTAGACATAGCCTTCAGGTGCGGGTGGAGTATCCAATGTGCTCGGTGGAGCCCAAGGTTTGCGTGCTACGTCTTTAGCACGAGTATCAGCAGAACGGGTCGTTCTGTCATTTTCTGGTTTTAAAAACCTACCCTTATCGTCTCTATTCATATCTATTACCTTTTTACGAATTTTGCGTACTCATTAAGAGGTACGTTTAATTTTTTTGCCATCGCAACTTCCGACGGCGATAATCTTACTTGCTTTTTGCTTGGCTTTGCAGTTGTATCTGCTCTACCTGCTGAAGCAACTCTTTGTGTTGGTTTCTTAGATTTTTCTTCCTGAGTAAAATCGTTTGGAAACCTAGCACGAAGCCTGTTATCAACCTCAGTATAATACTCATCGCTCTTCGGATCAAATCCTTCATCTTCTACCAGTTGTTTATGAATTGTAAAAGCAGCGTTAGTCATTATTTCGTCATTACCAAACCACTCATTTTTTTCTGCCCAAGCTGTAGCCTTTTCATCAGGCTCAGGTATCGGAGCTGGTTGTGCAGTCTGCATTTGAGCCTGCGGTTGAACAACTTCTTGCTCTTGTGATTTTTGTTCATCTTGATATTCTAATTGAGATTTAGAAGACACAATCTTACTTTCTTCGACTGCAATCTTTGCAATTATATC